TTCCTATTAGTTTCATTCTTATCAGGCTTGTGCTTTGTGTGGCCTTCTTTTTGGGCTGCTGGTTTGCTGTAAGCATTTACCGAGGTGAGATATAATGGAACATTTACAGTGCCTCAACCCAGAGGAATTAATGACTTTCATAAAGATAACCGGGATGGAGTACCAAGTATTCTCCGACCGGATTATCCTACTAGGGGAGAGTCTGTTTAGCTGGGTGGCAAACCCTGAGACATTTCTTTTTTGTTTAGACCAAGGTAAGGGGGTCTAACGTGGAAACTATGCAACTGTTCACCTACTTCCTTACTCTGGGGTGGTTTATCTTCTATGCACTTGTTATTAAGAACCTACGGAAGTACACCCACCTAGTGTGGTACAAAAACATTAACCTTAACGGGGTGGTGATCTCAGTGGTCCTACTGTTTCTCTCTGCCTCGTTTTTCTTTGCTTAGGAGTACCCTATGAGTGATGCACTAGAAGTAGTCTGGATAGACAACACTAAACCAGAAATGGGAGACTTGTGTTGGCGAGATAACATCTTCTTTGTTGGCCCTAAAGCGTCTGCTTCTGGTGTCGGTTTTGAGAATGAGCTTCTCGCTTACTATCGTGAAGACAGGGTTCAGACCTTAATCGAGGTTTTGGAACTAACCTATAACAACCTTATGAACCTACAGCCTAAGATAGCTAACGGGCTGGTCCACGAAGACTGGATACCTGTTTTTGATGCCTACATTGATCCTGTTATTGAAGCAGCAGAAACTACTATCTCAGATTTTAAAAAGGAAATAAAAAATGATCATTACAACAACACAACAAGCCTTTAACCTTGCTGCTGTCCACCTTATGACACAGAAGGCTACGGCTTTTGGCGAACATATTTCCCTGTGTGCTTACCGAGGGGCTAACGGAACCAAGTGCGCTGTAGGTTGCCTTATTCCTGATGAGGAGTATAGTAAGGGCTTTGAGGAAAACACTGCCAAAGAACTCCTCCTTCACTACGGTAAAGAACTCCCTTCTATCAACCAGCTGGATCAAGACTTCCTTACGGACCTACAAAACATTCATGACAGGGAGTCTGTAGACGACTGGTATGCCTGCCTCATCGTCCTAGCTGAACGCTATAACCTTGACACAACTGAATTTAAAAGTGAGATCGAATAATGAACTTTTTTACAAGAACTACTACTGAAGTCAGCATCCAAGATGATGATGGTAAAGAACTCTACAATGCTTACGCCAATAACAAGAGAGAGTGTATTGTTCTTCTTGATAGGATCTTTGGCCAAATGAACCCTTTAGAGCTTAAGGACTACTTGTATAAACAGAGCAAGTGGAAAGACGAGTTTCGCCGCCTTGCAAGAGAACAATCTACCTCTATAACCACCCGGCTATCCTAGAAACCTCTAGGCACCTGACAAAGTCAGAGATTAACCTGTAATCAAAAGAAAGAGAAGAATAACTATGTCAAACCTTAATGTAACTAAGTTCGAAGACCTGTCCTTTGTTAAGAAGAATGGTCACCAAGCCATTGTTGAGTTCCCCTCTGGTTATGGAGCCTCTATCATCGATGATGGGTATGGCTCTGAGCAAGGTTTCTATGAGGTAGCTCTGTTTAAAGACGACTACATCTACTATGACCACTCTGCTATTCCAGAAATCTCTGGACACCTTACTAAACTAGAAGTAAGCCAACTACTGGAGAAAATTAGTATACTGTAATTACCTTAACACTTCGATCACTTTGTGACCTCTTACCTTACCCACACCCTTCTCTCATTGATCCTTAACAGGGTCTTTGGGGGGAGGGTGTGGGTAAACCTTTTTTTTTTTTGCTTTAAAAAAGCCACTAATATTACCGCCAGAGACACCTTATTTACATGGCATAAAAATACTGCCGCCTAATGATGAAGGCTTACACCCAGTTTTCGAGAAAGAGAAAGAAAGAGAGGAAGAGGAGGGGTACCTTTGGGGGGGTAGTGTTGGTGAGAAAGATAGAGATAGAGTCGTAGGCGTGAGCTTCGCCTGTCCTAAGAAAGACTCTACTTGCGTAAGCTATAATATAAAGAAAGATTATAAAAATGAATTATGTTTATTGGATAACTAATGATGTCTCTAAAAATAACCTTAATAAAGGGTACATAGGAGTCACATCAAGATCCTTACTACAACGCTGGATGGAACACCTAGAAGCTAACAGTAAAGTTGGAAGGACTATAAGAGAACTAAATCTGAATTACAAAGAGAATGCTGTAATTATTTTCTCTGGTACGAAAAGGGAGTGCTATGTTGTAGAAGCTGCACTGAGACCCAAAAAGAACTGTGGTTGGAATGTTGCTGAGGGAGGAGAAACAAACTCTTTCTCAAGAGCAATAGCTGCTAACCCTGAAAAGAAATCTAGAAAAGAGTTAAGACAAGCTCGTGTTGCTGAGGTCGATTGGAAGATTTCCTATGACATCACTGCACCTCGTGGTAAAAAGTACTCTGTTGAGGGTTTTGTTGCTAAGTTCTCTACCAAAGCAAAAGCAGAAAAATTTATTGCCAATAAAGTTAAGCGTGGTTATCATAAGGAAGAGGCTAACTAAGACCACTTTGGACCTACTTTTTCTTAAACAAAACAATAGACTATAGAGAAGACCCTTGTTTATAAGGCTGTTTCTTCTCATTTTTTAGCAAGTGAAAAACAAAGAAAGGAGTCTCGTATGTCAGACCCTCAAAAACCTACTGAAGAAGAAGTCCCAGTAAAGCGTGGGCGGGGTCGTCCCAAAGGCTCCTATAAGCTACCTGAAGGCGTCCGTAACAAGGTCCGTGAAGGTGGTGGTAAGAATGGTGGTGCCCGCAAAGCTGCTGGTCGTCCCAAAGGCTCTAAGAACATCTACTCCCACGAGTCAGTAAAAAAGCTACAAGAGCTTGATTTTGATCCCATTGAGCAAATGGTTTATGAGTATCAAGAGATCACTCGGATCATCAACAGTGGCGATGTTAAGGTTGGCTCAGGGGCCTATGCTCAACTGATTGCTACCAAGGCACAACTCATCAACAACCTAATGCAGTACGGCTACAAGAAAATCCCTGAAAAGACTGAAATTGAGAACTCAAACAAGAAGCCGCTTACTGTTACCTTGACCCACAAGTCTACCTAAACAACTAAAGCAACACCTTGTATGAAACATAACATATAATCACTCACATACTAAGGAAACCGTTTCATGACCAAAGAACAAGAAGACCAGATAATTAACCACTGGCGACAAGGGCGAAGGTTCAATGTAAAGAACTTTAAAGACTGGATGGACTTAATTATCAAGACGGCAGCGGTAGGCGCACTCTCTATTGCAGTGACAGCGTTCTTTGTTAATGCTGTTGCACCAGAGTGGGCTAACGTACCTAAAGACATTAACTCTCTTGCTACAGAGGTAGCAGCCCTACGAGAAGTTATCTCTTTCAATGAACCTCAGATCGTAGAATTTAAGGGTAACCTTATCGTTGCTGATAACAAGCTTCGAGCAGGAGACAACCTACAGGTTACTGCTGTACTCCGACGTAATGCAGGGTGTGCTACCCAAGTCATTAATCAATTCTATGATCACAATGCCAACCTGCTTGTTTCTCGCTACACCTATGTAACGGATGCTGTTAAAACACCTGTTTCTGAAGACTTTGGTGTCTACACCTTTCAAGTCGTCCTACCTTCTGACATGTCACTGGGACGTTATAGCTACTCAGCTAAACTGGTCCCTTTAGAGTGTGGTGTCTATGAAGAGATTGTTCTACCACTAAGCACCCCCTTTTACATTGAAGACTAGGAAACCTCTATGAAAAAAAGAATCTACCTTAATAAGGCTGAAACTTGGGACGGTACCACAGATGACGGTTTTGTTTCTGGGCACACTGTCTATGTTGAAGACCCTGAAGTTTGTTATAGTCCTGTTCTAGATGCTGATGGTAACCAGCTTATGTATACCGAGTATAAGCATCCTCTTGGCTTTGATTTAAAGCCTAAAGACCCAATTTAATTAAAAGGAGAGTAGTAATGGCAAAAGACCCAAAACTAGAAAAAGTAGGGGTGAGTGGTTATAATAAACCTAAACGCACCCCAAATCACCCAACCAAGTCTCACGTTGTTGTTGCCAAAGAAGGTGACAAAGTAAAGACAATTCGTTTCGGTGAGCAAGGTACTAGTGGTTCTCCAAGGAAAACGAATGAGTCAGAAGCTTCCCGTAAACGAAGAAAGTCTTTTAAAGCTCGTCATGCCAAAAACATTAAAAAGGGTAAAATGAGCGCTGCTTACTGGGCTAACAAAGTTAAGTGGTAGCTTGCCTATAAAGAAAGAAAAATACTATGACAGAAGTTGTTTTACATGAAGGACAGAGTCAGGTAATTAGTGACCTTTTTGTAGATCATACTTGCCGTTATGCTGTCGTTAACGCCTCCCGTGGCTTCGGTAAGTCCTATGCAGCTGCTACAGCAGCGGCTATTGCTACTCAAGAACTAATTGAGCTTGATGAGAGTGTACCTAACAAGAACGTTGCTATTATTGCCCCCACTTACAGTCAGGCTATTGACATCTACTACCCTCTCCTTGCTTATCAGCTGGGGTTAGAAGCTCATGCTATCAAGTCCTCTAGATCGGCAGGTACATTTTGGTTTCCTAACAACACCATCTTAAAGATTTGGTCTTATGAGGCCTCGGAACGTATGCGTGGATCCGGCCAATATTTTGTTGTTCTCGATGAGGTTGCCTCTTGGAAGGGCGCGGGCATGACCTTAAAAGAATCTTGGGAAAGTATTATTCAGCCCTGTGTCTCCACCCGTTGGTCAAGACAGAATGCTAAGAAGTTTAATGCTAATCCGGGTCGAGGTCTTATCATCTCTACTCCTAAGGGTTATGACTACTTTTATGAACTTTATAACAGACAAGAGTCTAATGACGACTGGAAGAGCTACACCTATACTTATAGGGATTCCCCTTACCTAGACCCTGAAGAGATTGAACGAGTAAAACATGACCTAGACCCTCTTAAGTTTGCACGAGAGTATGAAGCCTCCTTCGAGGATTCTGGTAATAGTGTCTTCTACTGTTTTAACCGTAAAGAACACATTGATGAGAAGCTTCCTAACTTTGAAGAGAAGGAAGACGTCCATGTAGCTATTGACTTTAACGTCGGTATAATGGCGAGTGTCATCTTTGCCCTCCGTGGTAACCAGATGCACATCCTTGATGAAATGAGTGGCCACCCTGACACAGAAAGTTTAGCTAAGGCTCTAGCTGAGAAGTATGAAGGACATCGTATCATTGCCTACCCTGACCCTAGTGGTCGAGCACGGAAAACCTCTGCTGCGGTTGGTATGACAGACTTTAAGATTTTAGAAAGCCCTCCTTACAAAATTATTACAAGAGCACATCAGAAGGCTCCACCAATTATCGACTCGGTGGCAGCAGTTAACAAAAAGTTTAAAACAGCAGCCGGAGATATTGATCTTTACATTCATCCACGCTGTGTAAATACAATCCGGTCTGTTGAGAGAACTCAGTGGACAGAAACTAACCCAGAGATCGCCACCATCGATAAGAAAGAGGGGGTCGAACACTGGTCCGATGCCCTACGCTATGCTATTGAATACTTGTTTCCTGTTCGTTCAGGTACCAAGGTGGCTTCTAAGGGGTTCGGTTTTTAATCATAAAGGAGAACTATCATGTCCATTTTTGGAAGAGTGGGTAGAACTGTTGCAAAACGCTCTGCTCGAAGAACTACAAGCACTGTTATGAGTGCCGCTCAGAAACGTGCCCTAGCTAAAGCTGTAAAGGCTTCTGCTGCTGCCCGTGCTAGAGGAGGCGCTAAGCGTATTTTCGGTAAGGGTGTAAGGGCCACTGCGAAGGTTGCCCGTCCTGTAGGCCGTACTGCCCGTGCTGTTGTAAAGACACCAGAAGGCCTACTTGCAACAGGGCTTGGCTCTGCTGCTATTGTTTCTAGGGCCACACGTAAGAAGGCTAACTCTACTTCTAATACTAACGTTGCTGTTGCTAAGATTAACCGTACAGCTTCTAACATCACAAACTATGCTGCAGGCGGTGCTCGTCTTGCTGTAGCTACAACAGTAGGTGGTATTAGCTATGCTACTGGAAACACTTCTGCCAGACAGTATGCTGCTAGAATTGCTAAAGCTTCTGCTACAGCAGGTTCAAACATTGCTGGCAATAAACTAAGAGCTAATGCTAACGTACTTAGAGCTGCCTCTGAACGGCGTTTACAACAGAGTATAGATGAGGTAGACTCTCTCTTTAACAAATATGTTCGTGGCTCTTAAGCCAGTAATAAAGGAATAAACAAATGACTATTAATAATTCAAACTACAACGTAGGGTTGACTACACCGGGTCGTCGGGTTGCTGAGGTAACTCCGGGGCCTAATCGACTTCCCTTTACAGCCCTCACTGTCTATGTGACAGTAGGGGGTACAATCACTTACACAACCGTTTCCGGTGATAGTATCACCCAGACCGTCCCTAACTACTATGAGATTCCTCTCCAGATTACCCACGTCACAGCGGCTACCGCTACGGGTATTGTCGCTTACGGTTAATAACAAAAGAAAGGTGCTAAAATGTTAGGACTAAGACTGGGGTTAGGTTCCCGAAAAAGAAACCTTTTAACTATTTTGCTATCTAGCGCGTCCTTTTCCGCTTATGCTATTCTCAACCTTGAGCCTCCCCTAGTCCTAGACTTCGATGAGACCTTCTACCGCACAGGTGGCACAGCTACGGACCTTGTGAGTGCTGCTACTCATGCCCGTGCAGGTAATGCCACGATGGTTGACAGCGATGGTGTACTTAAGTGGGCGCCGCATAACTTTCAAATCCAGTCAGATGATATTTCTGAAACTGGAGTTGCTTGGGGTTACATTAGTGGTGCAACAAACATAGATGCAAACACTTGGCAAACTGTTGCGATTAGCGATTATCTTCTTACCAGAGGGTCTGCAAGGGTTCCTACGGTTTCCGGTGCCACATATACAATAGCATTTAGACTATGGGCTAATCGCCCAGAGGATGTTGGCAAAGAGTTCAGCATTGGTGCATCTCTTGCTGATCAAGTTAATGTTAGCAGCGCAAATCTTACTGTTCCTACAGACCCAACAGATTTTTCTTTTGATGTAGACATAACAACAGCCACAGGAGTGCAGCTACAAATCGTTGCCGAAAGCGCGGGGATCGTCCAGTATAAAACAGACAACCTACGCATATACCGCTCAGACCTCGGCATGGTCAACAACCCTTCTACTGGTGATAGCTACGTCCCGACCACTGACAGCGCACGTTACCTCCCCCGCGTAGGCCACCACATCTGGAATGGTTCTGCATGGGTAGACGAAGGGTACTTCCACGAGAGTGAAGCTCGGACGAATTTGGTTACTTATTCGGATTTGTCTTCTGGGTGGAATGAAACTCGTTCAGTGTTGTCGTTTGATCAGGGCACTTCACCGGACGGTACAAGCAACGCAACAAAACTGACGGCGGACAGTACGGCTGCCAACAGTCATATCGCTTCTGAAGCTGTAAACGCCCCTGCAAATGACAGTGTGGTTACAGCAAGCGTTTACCTCAAGCAAGATACCCTGAGATATGCACAGGTCAGAATTCAGGATAACGCTGCCAACGTGAACGGTGGGTCTAACTTTTTCGATGGACACTTCGATTTGCAAGCCGGGGTAATTACTGGCACGTTAGATAATGCCACTCCGATTGCAACTCATGCGGACATAGAGGACGTTGGTAACGGTTGGTATCGTTGTTCGGTTGGTCTGACAAAGCAGGGTGATGATAACAGGACAGACTTGAGAATTTTCCTCACTGAATTTGACTTTGTAAACGGCAACCCCACATTCACTGGCACAGGCACAGAAGCCATCCTGATCTACGGCGCACAACTCGAAGCTGGCTCCACCCCAAGTTCCTACATACCCACCAGTGGCTCCACAGTCACCCGTGCGGTGGATACGCTGACCATGCCATCGGCTAACTTGCCTTGGCCTACACCAGAGGTCATTGGGCCTGAGTTGGTGACGAATGGTACGTTTGATACGGATGTTTCGGGGTGGACGGACTCTTCAGATTCTGGGGGTGTGATCGCTTGGAATGCAAACGGCTGGATTGATATTACAAACACAACTGGCACAGCTAGAGCTAAGCAAGACTTCTCAGTAGTTTCTGGGCGAGCGTACAAAGTAACGTACAATCAGATAACAAAAGGGAGGGTTGGTGTTGGCTCTACGTCAGGTGCCAATGATTTATTCGGAACCTACACAACGGTCACAGGACAAAAGTCTGTAATTATTGTGGCTAGTAGCGCCCTGCTCAGCCTAAGTTTTATCTCACAAGACACAGGATTCACATCCCAGTTCGACAACATCTCCGTCCGCGAGATCAACCCCCTCGCAGTCTCTATCCAGATGGAAGGGACATTTTCGCATGAAGATGCTGCATACAGTACGAATTTCATTTCTTGGACTTTGGATCCGAACAATCGAAT